AGCGTTTTTATGCTTTGGGACTTCTGTCTTTTCCAATGTCGACGACTTTGCCGTCTCTGTCTTTTCCATTCGTTGCTCCTTTGTTTAGCAGGTTGGATATTTCCCCTGAAATATATTGGTAGGCGTGGGCCTGTCCCAACATGTACTTGTATTTTTCCATATTGTCAACACCACCACTCACCATTGAGTCACCTATTCGTTGGTAACTTTCTTTTAATTGTTTTTGTATTTTAGTTATTAATGTCAGTTCGTCCATATTTACCTTTCTATTTTATATTGTGTTATTAAGGATATTCTTTTTTTGTAAGAATCTGTAAAACTAAGTGGCGCATGATATACATTAGAACTCCATGAAACTATTCTATTGGGTCTAAATCCAATGTGGCTATTTAATTCAAAACTATCTTTGCCTTTTTCAATATAAAATCCTGTTCCACAATGAATATCTTCATCTCCGTCAATATAAAGAATAGTTTGAAAATTTGTATGTTCAGATTTATCATTGTGAACTTCAACTTTACTTGATTTTGCTACTAAAGAATACTGACATAATCTCATATCCAATATTTTTATTTTAAAAAAATTAGAAACTCTTTTATAGACAATATCACAAATTTCTTTTGAAGCATTTGTTGTGAAAAATACATGATGATTTTTCTTCTTGCTATACTGGAGTTGTAAGGAATCAAAACTTATTTTTTTTGAAACATCTTTAATATAATTAAAATCTTCTTTAGAAAAAAAATTATCTTTTATTCTTATATCAAATTCAGTTGCATCTTCATCTAACATTTGCTTTTTTACCTTTATTTACACCTTTCTTAATTATGTAATCTTGTGTGCCATTCGCACCCGTTTCTACTTCTTTTTTAAGATTACGAAATAGATTTTTTTGTTTTTCTTCTTTTTGTTTTTTTATTGAAAAAGCTTCCAATATTTTTGTATCTCTCATTGCACCAACTATCTATAAAAAGCATAATATTGTCAAGACCTGCAAAGAATCTGTAAACTAGTTTGTCTAACATTTCCATCTTCTTCTAGCCTGACGTAGTCTAGAATTAGGATCTTTAGCAGCTTTAGGAAACTGTTTCATTTGACCAGCACTTCTTGCACAATACGACTTTCTACGTTTTGCAGCAGCGGAACCTTTTTTAACTTTTCCAGTTACTGCTGTTTTTAATTTAGAACCAGGGTTAGCTGCTCTATAAGCTTTAACACCTGCTTCTGTCATTCCTGCACCTTTATCAGTTGCACGGAAATTCTTTTTATTTCTTTTAGGCATTACGTCACCACCTCTTTTAAAACCTTGAAGCATCTTGCCGTAATATTTTTTATAACTTTGATTTTCTCCAGGACCACCTTTTATAAAACTACCGGTGTATTTTGTATTTGGCATTTTCATATTATTCCCCCAATCGCTTTTCTATCTCGTTTAGAAAATGTTGCAACGTTAGTTGGTTTAGGTCCAGTATTAGATACTGCTCGTTTTCGTTTGACAGCACTCGCCTTTTGCGAGCTTGACATTCGTGTGGCTTTTGCAAGTGGAACGCATTTCGGATAAGCTCTCTTGCTTCCCTTCTGTCTTCCACAAGGTTGATATTTTCCATTTTTCTTTGGAGCTCCAATATCTACCCATTTCTCGTCGAGCCATTTTTTTAATCCACTCATGAATTCTTTCCATAAGCGTTTCCTTTACCTTTAGTAGCTACTTTACATATTCCACCGCCGGCTTTTTTAGTCCGACCTACTTTGCCTTTACAATATTTAGATGCCCAAATATTTGCGTATGCACTTGGGTATACATCAAATTTTTTCTTAGCAGCAGCTTTTCCTGCAGGACAAAGTTTAGCCATTATCTCGCTCGCATTCCTTTTTTGTAACCCATTCGTTTTGCAACTGCTGGAGCTACCTTTTTAAGTTTTCTTATGCCTTTACCTTTTTTACCTTTTGGAATTGGTTTTTTCATAATTAACCCTTCTTAAGTTCTCTAACTATTCTTTTCTTTTCAGCTTTAAGATTCTTCTTCCCTTTTCTAGTTCTTGCTTTTTCAGCATCAACTCTTCCAAGTTCTTCAAGTCTATTCATACGTTTAGTATTCTTGTGAACCTTGCCACCTTTTTTATACATAGCTCCACCTCTCATACCCATATCGTCTTTGTAGTATCCTGAAGCCATATCTTTTCTAGCAGTAGACATTTTTCCACCACCCATTTTCATTGCTCTTCCGCCAACTTTCATTGGTGTTCTAGAATTAGCAACTTGTTTATTGAATCTTCTGTTTGGCATTATTTTTTTCCTCCGTTTTTAAAGATTTGTGTTCCCTTTATTCCAAAAATACTTCCCACGACGAGGATCCAAAGGGTACTGAACCAAGTCGGGAGTGCCGCGAAATGCTCGAAGAAAGTTTTCACTTTATCGAGAGCGCCAGGATCCTCCGAGAAGACTCCCCACGCGAGCACAATTATTGGCGCCGACAAAATTACGAGAACGAACTCGTCCTTGTAATCATTTTGACGTGCCTCTAACAACTTACCCTGATAAGCTTCCTCACCTCGAGCTTGTCGTTCTGCGTGCAACAGTTGAGCATCAGACATCGCGACTTTTGCCTTTTGCTTGTTAGCATAAATTTTACTACCAGCAGAGACAGCTAATTTAATTGCCGAAATCCACATGTTAGTACCAAGTTGCTTTTTTACTTTTAGATTTTAACATTCTTTTAGTTCCTCTAACTTCAACTTCATCTCCAACACCTATTTTGTTGAATACTCTGTCTTGGTTTGTAAGGATAGTAGATCTTGGATCTGTTTCAGTTCTAATTTCTGGAGTTGCAATCTCTACACCACCAGTTGCATTAGAAGAAGCAACAGTTCCTTTTCTACCGTAAGAAAGTTTATTTTTTAAATCTGCCATAATTTTCTCCTTAAGCTGTTATAATTATTTTTTCTTAAAATTTCTACCAAAATCGTGAATTTTACTTCGGTTAGCCATTTCTTGTTTAGCAAGGGAAGTTGCAGCACGTAATTCTGCAAGCTCTTCGTTCTGTTCAAGCTTTTCATCCTTGTTTTGTTGGTTCATAAAAGCTTTCATTCGGTCAAGATTAATTTTTTCTTGAGATTGTTGTGCTTTTGTGAAGTCATCTTGTGCTCTGATGTCCAATTCTCTAGCTTTTAACTTAGCAATTGGGTCATTTCCGTATTCACCCATTAACTGAGTCTCTTCTTTAGCAAAATCTTCGAACATTTCTGCAATTAAAACTGCTTTTCTAGACTCTATCTGCATATTTATTGCCATCATCTGCTGTTGCATCTGTGGATCTTGAGCTAAAGCAGGATTCGCTTGCATTTGTTGTTGCATTTGTTGCATCATTAAGATTTGATCTTTAAATTCTACTTCAACTTGCTCTAATGCCATTAAACTTATGTGTTCAAAAATATTTTTTTGCATAGAAGCAGTAACCATCGGATTTCCTCTAGCCATTGAAGACGACATAAAGTTTAAATGGGCTGTTATGTGAGCTCTATGGTCTTGTCCTTTAAAAGCTTGGAACGGTTGACCACCCAAAGCTTGAATAGCTTCAATAGATGGGTCCATTGGCATTGGTTTTGGAACTGGTTTTAAAACCATATCAATATTTTTTACACCCAACGCTTCGTACATAGCACGATACGCATTATATAAATTATGCATTTGCGGATTTGATTGTGCTAATTGTAATTCCGCTTGAGCAATTGATATTCTTTGTGTTTGAGAAAATATATTAGGGTCTGCTACAGGTAAGATATCTATTCTATCATCAAAGTCTTGTTGCTTAATACTTCTTTGACCGCCTACCACATCATAAGGATACTCTTGTGGTAAATATGTTTTAAATACTCGAGCAAGCATCTTGAACTCATTCTTAAGACTCACATAAATTCTTTTGTGAATCGCAGACATTGTTCTGCTTCCTCGCTCCAACAAAGCTACTGTCGTTCCCACTGCTGCTTGTTGATTCCCGTCACCTACTTGAAGGTCAGCTATGGACGCGAAACGCTGTCCAGCTGATACAACGACACCCATAAGCTGTAACAAAGTTTGTGAAGGCTCTTTGAATGGTAACGCCATAAAGGCATCTTTAATGTTTCCACCTGGAGCATCCACATCTCTAAATTCACCTGGAGTAATAGATTGCGCGTCATCCCTAATTCGAATGCCGCGCATCTTAAATCCTGCTGGCAAATTGGAGAGGGTACCAGCATCTAGTAAAGATCTTAATGCAGCTGTTGCTGTTCTTGATAATCCACCAATCATGTGAATTAAACCAAAACCATAAAAACCTAAACCAGGTAAAAATTTAAAATGTACAAAGTAAGAAATTTTCTTTTTTAATGGATCATTAATTTCGTAGTTTCTTCTAATAGATAAAACTTCACGTGATGCTTCTTCGATTGTTACAATGTAAGGTAACTTAATTCCAGTAGGTTGACCATCTTGTCCTCGGTCCTCGAACCCTTCTAAATCTAAATCGACATGAAATTCTAAAATATTGTAGACATCTTCATTTTGTGTTTTTTGTATTCCCTCTAACTCTCGTTCTTTTCTCTCCAAATCAGACTCTGTATCTGCAGGAGATCCAAGGTCCACATCTCTGTAGAAACCATTCACTTGTTGTTTTCTTAAATCATTCTCTTTGGTTTTGATCACATGGATCACGGCCGTTGCATCTTCTAAAGATGTTGCAGAATAAGGTACAACCAAATCTTCTGCAGGTA